CGCTCAAGTGCTTCGTCGAATGGGCGGGCGGCGATCCGTCTGGCGTGGTATTCGAGATCAATCGCGACTTCAATCAACTCGGATTGTCGGCGCAGATGTTGCAGGCGAAGCTCGCCGGCTGGTCGCAGGGTGCACCAGGCTTCAGCGATCAATCTTTCTTCGAGCAGATGCAGGAAGCGGAGGTCGTCGGGAAGGATGTCACACTCGAGGAGGAACAGGCGCGTATCGGGGAACGGGCGCCGGTGCTGACGGGACAGGGGGCATTCGGAAATGCCTGAAGATCATGCATTTTCGAACGTAGTCGGATTGCCGGCGACAGTGACTTTCACCGTTGAACAGGCGCTTCAATCCGCGATGCAGTTCAGCGAACTGAAAACCGTGATGGTGGTCGGCGAACTTGAGGACGGCACGCTGATGGTGCGTTCGTCGAGAATGACGAGAGAAGTTGCGAACTGGCTGATGGATCGCGCGAAGTTTTACACGCTTGGGTTGGCAGCCGGGGAACAAAAGTAATGGGTGGCGCAGACCAAGCCGTTGCTGATCTGATACTTCAGCATCAGCTCGATCTTCTAAGATTGGAGGCAGGCACGCGCGCGCGCATCATGCGCCTGCTAACCGATATGCAAGCCGAGCTGACCGCCAAGCTGATGCGCGGGAACCTGACGGAATTCGGCAAGGCGCGTCTGCAAACTTTGCTCAAGCAGGCTACTTCTACAATCGACGATTACTACGTACGCATCGCAGGTGAAATGGATACGACGCTGCGAGGTGTTGCCGATATCACGGCGGCGCGCACCGCGGACACGCTCGGCACGGTGATCGTGAGCCTTGATGCCGGACTGCCGACAGAAACGTTCCTGACGCGGCTGGTATCGAACTCGCTGATCATGGGCGCGCCATCCGCCGAGTGGTGGGGAAAACAGGAAACGGATACCGCGTTCCGGTTCGCTAATGCCGTACGCCAGGGCGTTGCCCAAGGCGAGACGAACGAGCAGATCGCGGCGCGCGTCGCCGGCAGTCCGCGCAAGGGCATACCGGGCATCATGGACACGACGCGAGCGAACGCGCGGAGCTTGGTGCACACCAGCATTCAAGCCGTGGCCAACGAATCGCGCGTCGAGACGTTCAGACAGAATGCTGACGTGATCGAAAGCCTCGTGTGGCTCGCTACCCTCGACGGGAATACCTGTCCGGAGATCTGCGGGCCGCGCGACCAACTGGAATACACGGTCGAGGATCAGGAACCGATTGATCATAATCTCGATTGGGAGGGCGGGCCTGGTGCAATTCACTGGGGCTGCCGGTGCGCTGCAACCGTGAAGATAAAACCAATCGCTGGCCTCGACCTACCCGTCGGCCAGCGCGCGAGCAGCGAGGGGCCGGTATCGGCGCGCACGAATTTTCAATCATTCCTAGACCGACAAGACGCGGCTTGGCAGGACGAAGTGCTCGGGCCTGGCCGCGCGAAACTTTATCGGGCGGAAAAGTTGACGCTGAATCAGCTACTCAGTTTTGAGGGGTCGCCGTTATCGCTTGAAAAATTAAAGGCCAAGTATGCTTGACCTCCTCCTATACGCATGGCTCGCCTGGTGCGCCTTCAACCTCGCCTGCATGGCGCTGGTCGTGCCGAAGGTTCCGGCGTTCACCGGCTTTCGTATCGTCATGCCGGAAGCCTTGCGCGCTGTCCTGACGCCGGACGAATTCCATGCGGTTTATTTGCATGAATGTGGGCACCGGCATCACTGGCACAGTTGGAAAAATTTTGCGCGCGCGTGCGTGTTCATGTGGGCAAGTCATGAACTCAGGAGCTTCCAAGAACTTGAAGCCGATGAGTATGTCCGGCGGCTCGGGTGCGGCGTAGCCTTGGCATCTGCACTGCGGAAATTAAGCAGCGACCGATTTGATCGTATGCGTGCAGAGTTTTTGGAGATTGAGTATGCGTAGCCGCGCCGTTCGCAGCGCGCAACGTATCGCAGGTTACTGACCGGCGCATCGCAATCGCGCCACGGGCAAGGAGTAATTGCTGATGGATAACACCGAACCGCCGAACGTGCTGAAGCTGTTGCCAGGCACAGCAAAGCCGGACGCGAGCGCCGAAGCTTTGCGATCAGTTATCGCTGATCTGGAAAGCGGAGTGATGGCAAAGCGGCTTGATGTATTTGCTCGAATGACGCGCACAAAGTTCCTTGCGCTGGTGCGCGCAGGTTTCACAGAAGTTCAGGCGTTGTATCTGATCGGCGTATCACCTTTTTAATGTGTAAAATAAGCGAGCCGCAACAGCGTTGATATCGCTGCGCGGCTCTAACCAGACAATCTGAATGAGAGATCATCATGGCTGATGGAATTTTACCCCAAAGCGGCATTTACCAAATTCGCAACATCGTGAACGGGAAAGTTTACGTGGGCAGTGCCGTTAATATTAAAACGCGGTGGGTTAAGCATCGTTCGCGTCTTTCAATGGGCAGTCATCACTCTATAAACCTTCAGCGCGCGTGGAATAAATATGGGAAAGACGCGTTCGCATTTGAAGTATTGGAGGAAATTAAAGACTGCAATTTATTGGTTTCTTCCGAACAGAGTTGGATTGATCGTTATGGGTCGTTCGGAACAAAAGGCTATAACATGTCATCCATAGCGGGCTCAATGCTAGGGTTCAAGCATAGAAAAGAAACCTGCAAAAACATGTCTGATTCTCGCAGGGGCAAGACCGCTAGCGACGAACATAAGAGAAATATTTCTGCTTCCTTGATAGGAAGGAAGAAGAGCTGCGAGGCTAAAGCGAACATGTCTTTGGCTCAACGCGGAAGAAAACTTAGCGCCGAAACCGTGGCAAAGATGATCGGCAGAAAGGCAACAGCAGAGACGCGAGCAAAACTCTCTGCGTCACATAAGGGAATTCAGGCTGGTGTAAAACATCCGATGTTTGGCAGGCATCATTCTGGTGAAGTTCGGGAAAAGATGCGCGTAGCCAAATTAGGCAAGCGCGGCGCAAAAATGTCAAACGTGACACGAATTAAAATGTCTGTTGCAGCGCATAAAGTATGGGCGAATCGTGCAGGGCGGCATAGTGCCGCGACCGCTATCAATGGCGGTCCGCAGTTGGCGTTATTTTAGAGGAGTATTGTCATGGGTCTAGCTCTCGAAGTCGATAAACTTGAAAGTGTTCCTGAGTCGCAGCGTGGGTGGTACGAACAGAAGGAAGGCGGAAAATTTGCGCTAGATTTAGCGCGCGTGGAAATCGAAGATTCCGCCGGCCTCAAGACCGCCCTCGAGCGCGAGAAGCAAAACGCGAAGGCTGCGGAGAAAGTTCGCAAGGAGCTCGAGGCGCGCTTTGCCGGTATCGACCCGGACAAGGTGCGGGAAATGATGGCCAGATTCGAGGGCGACGAAGAGGGCAAGCTGATAGCGGCCGGTAAGATCGATGAAGTCGTGGCTCGGCGAACAGAGAAGCTGAGCAAGGCTTTGCAGAAACAGGTCGACGAAGCGGTCGTAAAGGAAAAGGCTGCGAACGATCGTGCGGCCAAGTTCAGCCAGCGCGTGCTCGACAATCACATCCGGGCGGCGGCGGCTAAAGCCGGCCTGCATGCCCATGCAATCGAGGATGCGCTATTCCGGGCGCGCGCCATGTTCAGCCTGAACGATGCGGGCGACGCCGTGCAACTCGGGGCCGACGGGCACCCGGTGCTCGGCAAGGATGGCAAGACGTCCTTCACGCCCGGCGAGTGGCTGGAATCCATGAAGGAAGTGGCGCCGCACTGGTTCCCGGCTGGCGGCAGCGGCGGCGGCGCCGGCGGCGACAAGGGTGCTGCCGGTGGCGGCAAGACGATTACGAGGACGCAGTTTGACTCTATGAATCCGGTCGAGCGGGCGAAGGCGGTCAAGGATGGCGTGAAGGTGGTGGACGCTTAGGGTGTGGCGAATTACAGGGGAGGCTTGCGCCATTCTTTATGATTGGCGGTAGCGGTCTTGATTTCAACATTTTTTTCAGAATACGGTCCCACATCTCCGATTCTGGACATTACGTACTCGCCACCCATGGTTCCTCTGTCATCAAACTTGCCTGATGCTTGCCACAGTTCCCACCATTGTCTGAAGGTAAACTCGAATGGAATCTTTCTGAATCGTGCATTTTTTCTTTGTTGAAGAAATGCACGAAATGGACGGTTGCCGTAAATTGATATTATCGAATTTGCATCTGATCGAGTGATGCCCCACCTGGAGAGGTATCGACGATTAACTCCGTCCTCGTATACGGCGGCTTTTGCGGCTTTCCGGAGAGTGGAACCACCGAATTGTCTAGTTAGCCCGTTGTGTTTTAATATTTGCTGAATGCGTTGTCTCGTGAGCGACAAAGTGTCACCGATCTCTGCTTGAGTTTTTCCGGTACGAAACATTTCGCATACCTGATTGTCATAGCGCATAGACGGATAATATCATAAAAGCAAGCGCAGCATAGTTGACATCATATAAAAACCGGCGTAAGAGGATTGCAAATCGCTTTGGCGGGAAGCTCTGGCGAGTAGCAAACCGGCCATCAGCGGGAAGCGGGTGACCGGGCAGCAGAAGGGCGGTGGCGGGCGGGAAGCCCCGAACCGGTAGCACATGCACTGCGCAGCGGGAAGCTGCACCTGACGGACGAGCGGGAAGCTCGCGGCAACACAGCGATTCCTTTCTCAACTTTCGGAGGCTTCCATGCCCTCACGCATTCGCAATTTCATTCTCTCCCCGATTCATTTCCTCGTGCTCGTGCTCGCCAAGGCGGCCGAGTTCGCGCTGCATAAGCAGGGCTTGATCCTGCATGTGTCGGCGAGTGCAAATACGCTCACGAATATGATCCCCTACATCTTCGCTGGCTTGGATGTGGTTTCCCGCGAGCGTATCGGCTTTGCGGCCGCCGTCACGCGGGACGCTCGAACGGATCGCGTAGCGCTCAATCAGACGGTCAACATCCCTGTAGTCGGTGCCGCAACTGCTGCCGCGATCACGCCGGCCAATGTGTCCCCGGACACCGGCGGCACTTCGCCCGGCAACGTGACCGTGACGATCAGCAATCAGTATCAATGCCCGGTCGCGTGGGCTGGCGATGAGCAAGTGGTCGTGACCGAGGCCGGTCTGTATGACTCAGTTCAGGCGCAGCGTTTCGCCCAAGCATTCCGTACCATTGCGAACCTCGTCGAAGCCGACCTGGCCGCGCTGCATATCAAAGCCTCTCGCGCGTACGGCACCTACAACGTGCAGCCGTTCGGGACCGCTGCCGATCTGTCCGACATGGCGCAGATGATCAAGATCATGGAAGACAATGGCGCGCCGACTTCCGACTTGCAGGCCGT